ATATATTTTATCTCCGGTTGACCGTAAACGAAAACCGTCCGAAACCAAGACCACTGAAATGACTGGCAATTCGGAATGTCGAATGGATCGCAGTCCTGTTCCTTCAGCTTGGCTCGGATCGCGTCGATGCCCGGGAGCAGTTGTCCCATATCGTCAGCGAGATTCGAGCGCTGGCGACAATAATAATCGAGATGGATCGTGATCTCTTCCTGAATAACAGCGCCGTCTTCGTCGCCCAATGTTAACTTTTGAGTCGCGCCGGATGAGCCGTCGACCGATCCCTCCGACTCCGGATAAATCTGGATGACGCGATCATCGTTCATCCCCTCGGTTAGTTCGTCATAATTCTGGCTGTCCGAGAGCAGTCCCTTTCGCTCCAACGGTCGACCGATTGTTAAGTCGATCGCCGAGCATATCTCGATCAGTTTGTCTTCTGCATATCTCGCCATTATTCCACCAACTTTTTTACGTACTCATCAAAGAGAGCAGCGATCCTCGCTTTGTTTTCATCGAACGCTCCGGACAAGAATCTCCTCGCTTTCAAGCCTCGCCGGGAGATGGCCCGGGCGACTACGAATGCGTTCATCCCGTGCCGCCTTGCCCACACTCTGAGCGCCGAGACCGGCGGGAAGTGTGGCGCCGTGCCGAGTTCCATAAATGGCGCATACTTGACTGGCGTCCCGACAATGCCCTCGCTGGTATCTCCAAACGAGCGAACTTCTCCGGAGATGCTATTCCGGAGAACGCCTGTGTCAACTGGCGCTTTCTTTCGGGCGGATCGGGTAACCATTAGAGTCGCTGCCCTCATCGTCGTTTTCATCCCGGCTCCACCAACACCGTCCTTGACCTTGTTTAAATTCTTGATTGTAACGTCAAGACCTCGGACTGTATATGTACTTTTTGCCACTTAGCGTCTCCCGAGCGCCGGTCGGATATATCGCCCATCGACAAGTATTCGTTTAATATCCGGATCGAGCGATTGTCGATATAGTAAGGCGCCCAACTCATCTGAAGCGAGGGCATCGCTCATCGATCCCTCGAATCTCTTAAACCAGCGAGCCGCCTGCATTAGACACGCTTCTTTTATGTCCGGAGGCGCTTCGATCGAATATCCCCATTTCGAAGTGATCTCGATCATCGGCACTCGTGTTTTTCGCCGTTTGCCCGAGAAATATCCATCAGGAAAATAGCTGTAATCTCCGGATGGCGCGATCATAATTCCGTCATAGGGCTTCCCGATCTCGAGTGGTTGGAACTCCGGTTCCTCCGGATCGCCAGCGAAGCCGATCCAGTCGGACGCCGTCCACGCCGTATAGGTTGAGTCGGTAGTCGCTGCCTTCGCTGCGACTGATACGATCTCGACGCATTCCGGAATGCGGAGATGCCGCCCGCCGTTCCCGGCTTGCACACGAGCCGTCCCGGTTTCGGCGGCGACGAATCCATCCGGTCGATTCGTGGTCGTGTTAATGTTCCGCTCGGCGGCAGCTATGAGCGCAGTGAGAATGCCATCCTTTATGCTGCCCTTTTTGTTGATTCGGTCTCTCAACTCCGCTGCATTTGCATAGGCCATTCTTCACCGTCCTGTTTAATGATCCCGACCATTCCATTAAGATCGGCGTCGACCAGCGACACGTCGAAATCTCTGCCGAGGAATGTCCGCATCGCCTGTAGCTTTTGATGCACGATCCGACTCTTTGTCGGATGGTAGTCGTGGAACAATATCATTCCGCCAGTCTTGAGTTTATTATACCACGGAATATCTCGGCTGATCCGATTGTGGTCGCCGTCGACGAATATGAAGTCGAGGTTCGGCCCATTGTATCGGGCGAGGTAATCCCACGATTTCTCTGTCTGGATCGTCACGTTTCGATAAAACTTCAGATTAAAGGCGGCATCCCTCACTTCGTGCGGCGCCGGATTCAACGTCGTGATCTTCGCCAATGGCGCAGCTTGGGCCAATAGGGATGTCGAATACCCGACCAGAGTCCCGATCTCGAGAATATTAGCGGCGCCGAAATTGTATTTTTTCGCCAGCGTGAACAGCGCTGCCGCCTGATAGTCGAGCAGTTGTCCTCTGATCCCGGCGCTATGAGAGACCGCTTCTCCGACCGTCGGATCATCCTTAGTTAGCGCTTCCCATAGTCCTTCCGATTGCCCAAACAAAATCATAAGTATCTCCCAATATACTGAAGCCATTTATCATAGGCGAGATACTCTCTCGCCCACTCGAGTGAATCGCTGGAAATCTCTGCTATTCTCTGCGGATTCTCCAGAAGCGTTTTTAATTTCTGCTGCAAATCTCCCTCGGACACGATCCCCACGACCGGAGGAGGCGGGAAGTGCTCGACTACATTCCCCATTTCATACATCGTCGAGAGGACTGTCGATCCGACGGCGAGCGCCTCGGTTCCAGTCCGACCAAGACCTCGAATCGCGCCTTTCGGCGGCAGTTGGTCGATAACAACGTGTGCGCTCGCTTTTAATTCCAAGCATTCCTTGATCGGGAGCATCATAAGTCGACGATAGTCGAAGTCGAATTCCTCCTGTAATCGGGCGATAACCATCTCGATGACCTCAGTCCCTTTTTGCTGGGCCTTAAGCTCTCTGCCGGGAGCGTGGGCAATCGAGAGCCTCTCCGACTTTGGAGCCGCCTCGACTACCATCGGATGATGGAGCGGGATCGCCGGGATGGTCGCCCGGTCGATTAGGTTAGGCAGCAAGAAAAGCCGTGCGTTCAAATCGGCGACGATCCCATCATAAAAGCTGAAATATTTATGGTAAGCTGTATCCCCAAAGAACGCCATTATTCGGCGGCTCCGCGCCCAAGACAACCAGCGCTTATTGGGAGAGACGATGGACAGCGCCAAGACCGATGTCGCGTCGCCCAAGACAATGAGATCGGAATTCGCCATTATCGCCTTGGCTCTCTCGATGCTCGCCGGAGTATTGGCGAGGAGTCCATTGTCGTAGTTTCGCCAGTCGCTGGGAGCGTAGGATATTAAATCGACGTTGCCCCACGCCTTGAACACTTCCTTTAGATTCTCGCTCGATGCGAAGTCTGGCCCATAAACCAACACAACGATATTCATTCGATCGCCGCCTTTCTCGGAGACAAGACCGCTTTTAGATTTCGTTCTTTGATAATACTTCTCTGCAATATTGCCCACTTCCGGTCGGTGTAAAATCCGGTTGTCTGCCCGTACTTTTTAGCTGGATCGAAAAAATCGAGAGCCTTGTCGCTCCAAAACCAGCGATGCGTCGGATCGTCGTGGATAGTTTGGCTGCCAGCGAGCGGATACTTAATTATGAGCCGCCCGCCCGGTCGCAATATCCGCCAGCATTCGTTCAAGGTGTCGATAAGCATTATTTCTAAATGCTCCGCAACAGATATTAGTTGAATCTCATCGGCACTGTTATCGGCGAAAGGCCACGGTGTTACATTGAGATCGTGCGTGACGTCGACCTCCGGTCGATGGCGCATCCTGTCGTGATTGACGGCGCCCTCGACGATCCGATTCCCGCAGCCAAGATTCAGAATACCTTTACCCATTTTTCGCCGCTCCAAATCGCTTGACCTCTCGCCAAGCGTCCGATCCATCGAGCCGTCCCTTGATACCTTTCCCGTAACGCCTCGCCTCCATATTGTGATGGATGATCGCCAAGTCGCCGGGCGGCAGTTCGTAACGATCCGAGGCGTTCCATTGGTTGAGTAAGACGAATGTCCGCATTGGCGTGGTATGGAATGAGCGGAGGAGCGCTCCCTGATCGCGCCCACACCATCGATCATATTCTCGATTCCATCCTTCGAAGAACTCTTTTGTCGCCGCCGTCCGACGGAATGCGAAGACGCCGCCGTTGTATTGCATTACTCTGTCTGTGCCGATCATCTCCTCCGTTGCTCGGCACTCGACTGAGTTATCGCCACGATCCATCTGAGCGAGATAATGCCGGTCAGCCATATCCTTGCAAATGACAAATTCCCAACCATCGCGTAGTAGATCGAACACGAAGTCGACCGGCTCCATTAACTCCGTGTCGGCATCGAGATACAAGATATACTCCCAATCGGCAGGCGCCAAGCGATCGACAGACAATTTCGCCCAGCGCCCTCCGACATCTCGATCGCTCTCTGAGATAAACAAATCCTCGCCGCAATTGAGAGGCTCGCTACTCACCAGCATGATTGGGACGTTGGGCATAAACTCTTTTGTTGATTTGATTAGGCGGCGAGCGCAATCTCTCGACGGCTCGCCAAAGGCGACGCAATAAACACCCTGCTTCCCTTTCGTGTGCGCTTTGGTTTTCGCCTCGAATGGCCCGGTCTTATAAAGCAGCCTCTCAAACGCCTTCTGGTGATCATAAGCCCAATTCTGCGGACTATACTCGGCGACGGCGGCTCTCAGCTCCTCCGGATCGGGCGCCTTGGCATCGAGCGCCTTCGTGAACACTCGCTCAAGGTCGGCATAGTCGCCCGGCTTGAATCTATGAATGCCGTTTACGTTTGGGAGATCGTCGAGCAATCCGACACCTCTCGGGATCACGACCGGCACGCCGCAGGATAGTACCTCCAACGGCGGCATTGGAATGCCCTCGATCCGAGAAGCGCAAATGAATAAATCAAGCGACTGATAAAACGATGGCATTCGCTCCCAACGATAAGCGCTTGTTTTTACGCTCCAACCACGACCGGAAGCCGCCCAATCACACCCAGCGCCGGATGACGATCTCACCAATCGGGCGACCATATCCTCGCCTTTTCGATTGTCGCCATACAGGTAACCGGAGAGTCCTACTCTCCGCCCACGCGATCTCGGCTGCGGCACAAATCGGTCACGCTCGATCGCCGGTCTCACCATTGCCACGTCTCCGACTTTGTCGAGCGTGTCTCGATAGATTCCAGCCGAGAGCGTCCGGAGATCGACGCGCCGGGCGACGTCATCCCATAGCGCTGCCTTCTGCTGATTGGCTGTGTCTCGATGGGTAAACCACGCCGCCGAGCGTCCGAGCGCCTCTCGGCGCTGAAGCTCAAGGTACGGGAAATAATAGTTTAGCTCGGCACTTGGGTTTGGAGCCTCTCCGATAGTCCATCCGGTCTCCTCGGCGAGCGTCCGAGCCAGCCTCGGAAGGACTCGATCCGCATTCAGTCTAGCACAAACGATATGGATATTCACAAGATGATCTCCACTTTTCCGTAGACTCTCTCTGTTACCAGATATTGGTCACGCACTTGAAGTTGACCATTTCTCTCAACCACTCGGATAATGTATCCGTCCCGATCATCGGCGACGGTGCATCGATCTTTCATTTCCTCGCCATCGAGCAGGATACTCTCGACGATCATCGACGCCGTGTGGATTTGCGCTGTATTGATATTCATACTCTCGCCCTTCCGAATAGATGCTCGATTATTTCTCCTCGCAGACTATTCCATCCATAGCCTAATATCCAAATCCTGACCGGCGAGCGATAAAGCGCCCGCAAAAATGCCGCCTGATCCTGATCCCGGTATCGCTGCCATTCCTCTCGCCATAACTCAAAGAGACGGCGGCATCGGCGGCGATTAAAAAACAAGACGCCCGCCTGAAGTTGGAGAGGGTGTGGGTTTTCGATCTCCTCAAGCGTGAGAGTCCGCTCCTCCGGAGATATGTGGTTCATAAGACTCTCGCCTTGCTGCACGCTTGGGGAAAGTATCAAGTCGAATCGATCGAGCATTGCGACGGCGGGCGATAGGTCTTCGTGGATTCGAGTGTCGGCATCGAGGTAGATTACATTGTCATAGTCGACAAGATGATCGACATTTAGCTTTGCCCATCGAGCGCCCGGGCCAGCGTCCTCAAACAGGATAGTCCGTGTGCCGTCAAACGGACGGCTCCCGACTACTGAGACCGGGAATCGGTTGTGTCTCCGGAGCGAGGCAATGCTCGCCCGAGCCTCGATCCGAGCAGCGTTCCCGTAAGCGACATATACCACGCCGGTGGTCATTTATCCCTCATATTCGTGAATGCCGAGGTAAAAATCCAGCGTCGCTGTATTCTCGCCGGGACACATACATCGCGCCCACAGCTTTGAGCCAGCAGGCGCCCGCCCGGTTTGCACTTGAGTAATTCCTTTAAAGCGATTCGAGTCGGAGCCAACAACTAATTCGGTATAGGTTCCGGCAGCTAATCCGGCGGCGCCCGAGTCGCCTCTCGAGAATTGAATAAAATAGGTGGCGATGCGTTCTGTCGACTCAATGAGTATCTCGTGAGGATCGAAGTGCGTCCGAGCAGTCCTCGCTGGTGTATCATCGGCGCCGAGTATTTGCAGCCAACTGCCCCAATCGTTGTTCCCGGCATCTATCTGGAATGCGCCAGCGCCGTCGCCGATCCGATCGGCGACGTGATCCTCGCCATCCGGAGTGGTCGCCGTCTCAAACCAACTGCCGCCACTATGGAGATGGCGCTCGATTTCGGCGACTCTATACGCCAGCGAATTACTAGTTCCGAGCAGTCCGTCGGTCACGGCTTCGTCTATCTTGTCGGTCTCCGACTGGATCGACGAAACGTCTCCGGCGATCTCTCCGGTTTCAGAGACGCCATTCTTGATTATAGTCATTGCTCAACCTCCATTACAGCTTGGATCGAGACCGTCCGAGCGTCAGAGTTCGGATAAACAATTCGAATGCTGTCACCTTTCGCAAAGTAGAATTCGTTATCCGGAAAGAATACGAAGTCCTGCACTGAGCCGTCTGAAGGATCAGTCGACAAAACGCGAGAACTAAACTCCGATCCAGAAGCGTAGTCGGCCCAAACTTCGAAGTCCTCACTTGTTACCGGCGCTGCGCTAAATCGGCAAGTGATATGATGCAGCTTCGCGTCTTGGCCCGGAGTAATTGTCAAATCGACAGGCGTCGCTGCGCTGGATTCGACAGTCGAGAGTGCGTATAAATCAGCTACCATACAAACCTCCTATTTCTCTGCCCATATCGAGGGAAGCGCCAAAATATAAAGCTTGACCACGTAAAGCGCCCGCAGGAATGCGCGCCGATCATCTCCTCCGGATTCCATCTCTTCGGCATACACGGCGAGCAGTTTCGTGGTCGCCA